GCCGCGCGGCCGCGGTCTCGCCTGAGGTCGAGGCGGGGAACGTCTACATCCCCCTCGCCTCGCCCTGGGTCTCGGACTACGTCGAGGAGCACGCTGCCTTTCCGAACGGCGCGCACGACGACCAGGTCGACCAGACGAGCCAGGCGTTGCTGCGGTTCATGCGGAGGCGGGGTGGAATGGCGTCGCTCGAGTCGCTCGGGGCGAAGTGACCTCGCGTAGACTCCGTGCATGGACTGGAACGCACTCGAGCCGTGGGACAAGGTCGCGCTGTTCATCCTGAACGCTGGCACAATCGGCGGGCTCATCGCTGAACACCGGCGGGCTGCGCGGGCGGAGAAGAGGGCGGAGGAGGCCCACCGCCTGCTGTCCGAAGCCCATACCTGGAACCGCGAGGAGGCTGAGCGCTCGCGAAAGGCTGCGTTCGATGAGCACGCCTGCAGGGAGTGGTGCGTCGCGATGCGGGTCGAGATCTTGCGGGCCAACAGCGCGGTGCAGGTGCCAGAGGACGTGCCGCCTGATTGGCTGATGTGGGGTGAGATGAACAGGTGCTTCAAGGTGCGGACGTTCGGGCATTCCATTCTGCTGGGGAGGCCCGAGTAGGGAGGCGCTCTGCGGCGGTGATACGTCGGCCGCATGGCCCGACCGAAGCGCCGAGCGATCCGGCGCGACTCTGCACCCCCCGCCGCGCGCTCCGATGGCTGGGAGAACGTCCTCACCGGTCTCGGGAACCTCGCCCGCGACAAGCGCATGGGCACGCGGATCGCCGTCCGCACGCTCACGACGCAGGAAGCGGAGCTGCTCTGGCGCGGCGACGACATGGCCGCGAAGGTCATCGAGAAGCCTGCCCGCGAGATGGTGCGGCGGTGGATCGATGTGCTCGTCGAGCAGGACGCTGCAGCGGCGCAGGGCGTCGCCGCACGACTCGACGAGCTCAAGGCGCGGTCCGCGGTCCGCGAGGCGCTCAAGCGCGCCCGAGCGTTCGGCGGCGCCGGCATCCTCCTGGGGACCGACGACGGGACGATCGACCTCTCGAAGCCTCTCGCCGAGAAGGGGCTCAAGACGATCCGCTGGCTGACGGTCTTCGACGCCGACGAGCTGGCGCCGGTCGAGTACTACCGCGGCCTCGAGGACGAGAAGTACGGCGAGCCGTCAGTCTACGAGATCCATCCCCGCGGCGGCGCCGCTCAGTTCGGGGCGCGGGTCCACGAGTCGCGCTTCCTGCTCTTCAAGGGCGTCCAGGTCTCGCGGCGGCACGCCGCGGAGCGCAACAGCTGGGGCGACTCCGTCCTCGTTCGCGTCATGGAGGTCCTCTCCGATGTCGGCATGGCGTGGGGCGGAGCGGCGCACCTGCTCTCCGACTTTTCCCAGGCCGTCTTCCGGATCCGGGGGCTCGCCGAGGCCATCGCGACGGGGCGGGAGGATCTGATCCGCAAGCGCATCGAGGCGATCGAACTCGGGCGCTCGATCGTCCGGGCCGCGCTGCTGGACGCGGGAGATCCTGAGACCGGTGATGCGGGCGAGAGCTTCGAGCGCAAGGCCACGCCTCTCGCCGGCTACCCGGACATGCTCGAGCAGTTCAAGAGCCGGCTCTCTGCCGCGGCCGACATGCCGCTCTCCCTGCTCTGGGGCGACTCACCCAAGGGCCTCTCGACAGGCGACACCTCCGGGCAGGACTGGTGGGCGGAGCACATCGAGGGGCTGCAGGACGAGCAGCTCCGAGAGCCGATCAACCGGCTCGTGCGGCTGATCCTGCTGGCGAAGGACGGGCCGACGAAGGGGAAGGAGCCAGACCGCTGGTCCGTGCGCTTCCGCCCCCTGCGCCAGGTGACGCCGCTGCAGGAGGCCGACCGCCGCCTGAAGAACGCGCAGGCCGACGCGGCCTATGTGCAGGCGGGCGTCGTCATGCCGGAGGAGATCGCGGCCTCGCGCTTCGGCGGGGATGCCTACGGCGAGGACGTCGTGCTCGACGACGAGATCCGCGGGAAGGTGGACGGCCCGGTGGATCCGGAGGCCGCGCCCCCGATTTCCGGAGTCGAGCTCCAGCCGAAGCCGGCCGAGGCGGTGGACCCGACGACTGCGCTCAATGGCGCGCAGGTCTCGTCCCTGCTCGAGATCATTCAGGCGGTGGCGTCCAAGTCCCTGCCGCGCGAGACCGGCGTCGCGACGATCGCGGCGAGCTTCCCGCTCTCGACCGAGGAGGCAGACCGACTGCTCGGTGAGGTCGGAAGGACGTTCTTCCTCGAGGCTGCGCCGCCCGTTGCTCCGCCCGCCGCGGCTCCTCCTCCTGGCGCTCCGCCGGCGAAGCCGTGAAGCGGATCTGCGAGTGCGGACGACCGTCGATCGTCCCGCCTCGCGGGAAGCGCAGGAATGCGACCTCGATGAAGGACCACGACATGTGCCGCCAGTGCTGGCGTGACCTTCGGACGAGCCTCGTCCCGAAGCGACGCGCCCGGCCGCGCCAGTTCGAGGAGCCAACGTGACCCGCGCCGAGACCATCGCAGCGATCCGCACCCGGCGCGCCGGCATGAAGGCGATCGGGGTCCTGCCGCGCCGGCGCCGGCCGCCCCCGCAACTGCAGCCCAATGCCGTTCGGATCGCCTACTTCGGGGCGATCGTCGACGCGATAGGTCGAGCGCGGACGCTCGTGCGCGAGCGCCTCGTCTCTCGCCTTCCGGCCTTCGCTGCGGAGGCGGCGCTCGAGCGCATGGACGGGCTGCGGCGGGACGCCTGGGCGCAGTCCCTCAACGACCTCCTCGACTCTCTCTCTGATGCGTGGTTCGCGGAGTGGCCGAACGAGCGGCTCCGGCGCCTCGCCGAGGTGTTCGGCGAGCGGACGAGCGACTTCCAGCGGGAGCAGCTCGCCAAGCAGATGAAGGCGACGCTTGGGATCGACGTCGTCCGCTACGAGCCATGGCTCCGCCCGAAGATCGCGACCTTCACCGGTGAGAACGTCGCGCTCATCAAGTCCGTCGCCTCGGACTTCTTCGGGGACCTGGAGAAGCGGCTCGTCGCCGGCCTCCGCTCCGGGCAGCGCTGGGAGGCGCTCGCCGACGAGATCGAGGAGCGGTACGGCGTCACGGAGAGCCGGGCGAAGCTCGTCGCTCGCGACCAGGTGGGGAAGCTCTACGGCGACCTCAACCGCACCCGGCAGACCCAGCTCGGGGTCTCGAAGTACCGCTGGCGGACCATGAGGGACAACCGCGTCCGCGACGGGCATGAGCTGCGGGAGGGGGAGGAGTACTCCTGGGACGAACCACCGGAGGACGGGCACCCGGGCGAGCCGATCAACTGCCGCTGCAACGCGGAGCCGGTCCTCGACGAGCTGCTCGAAAACCCGCCGGACACCTCCGAGCCGCCGCCGGCGGAGGCCGCCGCGGCGGAGCCGGACCTGCCGTGGGCCGCCCGCCCTGGGCCTCGCGCGCGCTCCTGATACGTGGGGCCCATGACGGTCCGTCGCTACGACGCAGCCACCCTCGACAAGGCCGAGATCACGCCGTCGGGCTTCCTGCGCGCCCCTGCCGTGCTCACCCGAGTAGGCGTCTTCGAGTACCGACGCGCGGACGGCTCGGTGCGGCGCGAGCTCCGGCTCCCGGAGGAGGTCTTCCGGCCCGACTCCATCGCGTCGATCGGCATGGCGCCAATCACGGACGACCACCCGGCGGCGGGCTTCGTGACCCCCGCAAACGCGAAGGCGCTCACGGTCGGGCATCTGGGCGAGGACGTCAGGCGAGACGGTGACCTGCTCCGCGCAGTCGCGCTGATCACCGACGGGGAGGCCATCGCGAAGGTGAAGGCGGGGCGCCAGCAGCTCTCCCTCGGCTACGTCTGCAACCTCGACGAGGCCCCCGGGGAGTGGAACGGCCAGCGCTACGACGCGATCCAGCGGGAGATCGTGGTGAACCACTGCGCGCTCGTCGACCGTGCCCGGGCTGGCCCCGTGGCGTCCCTAAAGCTCGACGCGGCGGACGCGGTTTGCGTCGACCCGGATCGGTCGATACGTGCGGATCGTCAGCAGGACCCGGGCCGGGACGACACCCGCGAGCCCTCCAAGGAGACCCAGATGACGGTGAAGCTCAAGCTGGACGGGATCGAGATCGAGGTCGCCAACGACCAGGCCGCGCAGCTCATCACTCGCGCGATCGACACGCGCGACCAGCGCGCGGACGCGGCGGACAAGCTCGCCAAGGAGTCGAAGGCCAACGCCGAGAAGGCGACCGCCCGGGCCGACGAGGCCGAGGCGAAGGCGAAGAAGCTCGAGCAGGAGCGCAGCGACGCCGCCGACCCGAAGACGGTCGCGACGCTCGTCGCCTCCCGCGTCGCTCTCGTCACCCGCGCCCGTGAGGTTCTCGGCGCCGAGGCGAAGCTCGACGAACTGGGAGCCCCCGCCATCAAGGCCGCGGTCCTCGCGAAGCTCCACCCAGACCTGAAGCTCGACGGCAAGAGCTCGGACTACATCGACGCGCGGTTCGACGCCGCGATCGAGTCGGCGTCCAGCACGGCGGCCGGCAAGGCGCGCGCCGCGGCCGGCACGGGGACCGAGCACAAGGACGGCGAGCCGCTCGACGCGGAGAAGGCCCGCGCCCAGGCACGCAAGGACGCGCAGGACGCCTGGCAGAAGCCCCTCACCGCCGTGAAGGCGTGACCCCCTCGCCGCTCGAAAGGATCTGAACCATGGCGCAGACCAGCTACCTCGACACCCTCGTCCCCGGCATCGCCGGGCAGCTCGCCGACCTCAGCTACAAGCGCTCCATCACCGGCGTGAACAAGCAGGGGGCCGCGATCCCGTTCGGCGTCGCCATGACGAAGGCGACGGGCGACGGCAACTACGATCTCCCGAACGCCATCGGCGACAAGGTCCACGGCATCGCGCTCCACAGCCACGACGTCGACATCACCGGGCTCACCGGAACGGCGGGCATCCCGATCGACGGCGACTTCAACCTCCTCACCGAGGGCGTCGCGTACGTCATCACCGAGGAGGCCGTCGTCGACGGCGACCCCGTCTACGTTCGCTACGCGGCGGGCGCCGGCGGCACCCAGCTCGGCGCGTTCCGCAAGACGACCGTCCTCAACGAGGCGGGCCTCGTGAAGGGGGCGATCTTCCGGTCGAGCGCTGCCGCGGGCGGCGTCGCCGCGGTCGAGTTCTCGAAGCTGGTGAACCTGTCGTAAGCGGCGCCGCCGCCACAAGGAGACCGCACATGAAGTTCCAGCATCCGCACCTCGACGCCGCCGACAACATGACCTTCGAGCGCAAGCTCGAGTTCGTGAAGGCGCGCATCTACGAGGCGAAGTACGCGCAGTTCAAGGCGCGCACGCTCATCCCGGTCTCCTTCGAGGCCGACCCCGCGACGGAGACGATCGTCTACCACGAGTACGACGGTGTCGGCGTAGCCAAGCTGCTCGCGTCCTACTCGGACGACCTGCCGCGCGCGGACGTGAAGGCGAAGGAGGTCCGCTCGCCCGTCAAGGGGATCGGGTCCTCCTACGGCTACGGCCTCCAGGAGATCCGGGCCTCCGCGAAGTCGGGCGCCAACCTCGACCAGCGCAAGGCCTCCATGGCCCGGCGCGCGATCGAGCAGACGATCAACAAGATCGGCCTGAAGGGTGACGCCCTCTTCGGCCTCACCGGCCTGCTCAACATCCCGAACGCCCTGAGCTACACCGTGCCGAACGGGGCGGGCGGCGTGGCGACCTGGGTCGCGGGCGCGGGCAAGACCCCGACCGAGATCCTGAAGGACATGCACGGGATCGCCGCCTACGTCTTCACGCAGACGAAGGGCGTCGAGACCCCGGACACGATGCTCCTGCCGGCGGCCCAGTTCGGGCACATCTCGACGACCCGCATCGACGCGACGTCCGAGGTGACGATCCTCAAGTACTTCCTCGCCAACGACCCCTACATCCGGGCGGTCGAGCCGCTCTTCGAGGCGGCTGGCGCGGGCGCGGCGAGCAAGGACCGCCTGGTCGTCTACCGCCGGGACCCCGAGCACCTCACCCTCGAGATCCCCCAGGACTTCGAGCAGCTCGCCCCGGAGCAGGAGGGCCTCGAGACGGTCGTCGCCTGCCACGCGCGCTGCGGCGGCGTCATCTGCCCGCTG